CTAATGCAGTCTATTCAGATCACGGATCTGGCAATCCCTGATCAGGGGATACACCTTATAAGAGGAAAATCGGGGGATCAAACCCGAAGCCGGATACTAACCTTGTAAGACGAAGCCAAACACGCGTAGAAATGGGTTCATGCGATGTCCTGGTTCGGTTAGTAATTGTAGAGTGTCCCAACGACACCCTTTTACCGACACTTTTCTTGAAAGTCAAAAGCAAGTATGTACGTTACTAGCGGGTCCGAGTTGGTTAGACTCATAGGACCAACACCCAAGGGGCACGCTCGACCAAAGAGCGCCCATCCAATAAGGATCTTGGGTTTTTGCGGTTAGGTTACCGCTGTGACAATAGGAGGCCCCGACAGCCTCCGTTCACATTTTTACTTTACAGGTCGGTTCCAAAGCGCCTGCGATTTTCAAGTTTCGCCTTCATTCCCACCAGAGAGGCGTTTAATTTATTCCAGATTAGTGCCATTGCCTTGGCTGGGAAGCAAATGGGAGCAGGAATCGGTTTAACCGTTAGAGGTAGCAGTCTTTAGCTGCATTTTGACGGACCGCGAGACCGTTCGAGGGACGGCCGATTAATTGTTCTTAATGAGAAGGTACCGCTCTCTGAGCTTTGCTAACCGGTTCAATTTGCGCACGGCAACATAGTCGGGTACCAGTCAAACTGGCTCTTCTTCATTTTTGAATGTAGGGGGCACTGGTCATTAACCAGATTTCGTACATGCCCTATGAATCGGCATCACTGAGGCGAAGCCGAGAGAAGCTCGATCTGGATCATCTGAGTGCAGACCTCTCCATTCACATCAAATGAAGTACCTCCATTATCCCGGAAGAAGATCCTGAACCGGGTGGCGTCGAGCTCGGTGCCCCAAAGGCCCCCAGGGGCAATGTGAATTATTTCATCAAAAACCTCTGTTCGCCAATGATCACCGACGGCAAAATTCTCCACGTGCGTCGAGATAATACGGCTGTTGTTCAATTGCCTATCAGCATTCAACTCGATTGAAAAATCATAGTTGAAGAAGAGGGGCGGTGCGGACACGAGCTTGCCGAGATACACACGGCCATTGACCCGGTAAGTACCAGGCCTAAGATATATGGTATTATTGTCCGGATGTTCGATCGAGAGATTGTTGAATTTCTCTTGAACGAAAAAACGGATAGCCATATAGTCACTGGCGGGGGCCGCATAGTTTGTGTTGTTCTCGAACCTAGAGACCAAGGCAAGTGTGTTGGGTCCGACCGGAACCAGTTGGGGGCTAATGAATTCGATTTCGTAGGTGAAGTAGATCTTACCGAGGGGGTAACCCGCGGTAGTCCCATGGACACTGATGTTCAAAACACCGAAATCGAATTTGTTGGCGCCCTGACCGGGGAGAGGGGCAACTGTACGGACAAACTTACCGACTGACTCGGGAGTGCAAAGGAGCGGATTTAGATGCAAAGTCCGATGTTCCGTTGGCAAACCCGACACGTGAGGGTCACAATCGAGTGCCTCTCCAAGGTCGTTGTGGGGGGAAGAGGCCGGGTCGTAATTAAACGACAGACACACGGTCCCTCGCTGACCACCATCAACGGTGTTTGTGACGTTTGGCTCGAACTCGACGGCGAATCTTCTGATCCTATATCGCTCGTAGAGCGCGGCGTCCTCAGAGAGCCAGGGGAAGAAGCCGGAATCACCGGGCTGCATTCTGATCTGCGTGCATGAGAATCCGCCATCGCCGTCGACATCGCCGACATACTCCCGACGGGGGACAACTTTTGTCGCCTGCGGAGTGCGGCCTGCAGGAGTGTTTCGGGTGCGCGCCTTACGGTCGGTTTTGAATTTAAAGTCCTCGATGGCAAGGGGCCCGTATGAGCCTTTGCCAAGGCCGATCTCGAATTTCTTACCTTTTCGGGAGCGTGCGATCGTTTCCTGAAGCACGGCGGCTTTGACGGATTTTGTTGGGGTTGTTTTGGGGAGACTTGCTCCATTAACGGCTTTTCCTCGCCCGTTAAAATTCCCATTCATTATTTACTTTCTTTTTATCGTGGAGCCCTAGAAGAGTAACTAGCGACTGTCATCCATATCACCTTGCGGTTGCCCGTGCAGTCTGTAGGCATTTATGCTTGCGCAACTTAGCACGTAACTGGCACCTTGCTCGGAACGTTTTGGGCAATTACGATATGGACCCACTGTCATGGTTATTTTACTTTGCTGACTCGACAAAGGGTATATTTATAACGCCCCACCCTTCAGTGGCCTATGGGGCACGGCAGGTCATGCGACCGGACGATTCGCCTGGCCAGGGACAAAGCAGCTAATTAGATGCTGTCCGAGGAGAGGGTCGTCTAGGATCGACTGGATAAACGCGAGCTCAGTTTGCACCGAACTCAGGTCCATACGAGCAAGAGAACTTGCCCTATCCACCACTGTACGATAATTACGCGAAGGCGCCTTGGATGGGGCACCGTTTGTATATATCCTGTCCACTGTACAGAAATGTAGCGGGAGGGCAAGTCTTTTCTTGCTCATGACATGCGTTGTAAATCTCTTCGGTTTGTTGAACGTCTGCGGCTCAGGCTTGAAATTAACCCAAGGGTCCTCACATACTAGAGGATCGGCGTTAGCAACCTTACCGGGAAGAGGGAACAGGCCCAACCAACCAGCCGGTTGACTGTCGAACAAGACAGCAGCCAGTTTACGTTGGGCAAGTGTAGCGTGCCAGACCCAGCCGACAGGGGGAACCACCCCCCACCCGCCGAGTCCGTGGGAAACGAATAAGTTTCTACCGATACACTCCTTCTTCAAGGCTGGGGACCAGCGTTGAAGGTAATAGGCGAGCACAGCGATCTGTTGTTTATTGGTATAACAGGAGTCTAAGATAGGATTTAACACAGCGATATGCCGTGGACCCTCTAATTTTTCTTCTGTAACCTTGGCAACTTTACGTTGATCGTTGACGAGCGAGATGTTCAAATATGGAACAAATTTCGGGCATGCCTTGGTGCGAGAACTAGTCTTACACCATCCGAACGGGACGTGATACTGAACGCCGCCCAGAGTCTCGATATTCCTCGCGAAATCAAAAATATAATTCTTCGAATTGATATTGGCGAAAGTTTCATGCCAAAAAGATTTTCCGGGTGAAAGAGACATGCCTAGCTCGATACATGTGCTAGCAAAATTTTTCTCAGTCGAGGAGGTGCTGATAGTGAGCCGATCGTCGCCGTTAATTAGGACACCATTCATGAGTAACCAGAGGGGGCGATCGTCGCCTAATCTCCGGAGGTTCATGACATGAGCCAAGAGGACGTAAATGCTTAGAAGAGGGAATGATGTTTTTGAACCCATCAACGTCCCTTGCTGTTGCATAACTTTGGTCGGTAACTTCTTGTACTTCCCGATGAGTAACTTGTGCCTTTTCAGATACTCTACATAGATCAGATTTGGGGTCATGGGGTCGAACAGACGCAGCATGTAATAACATGTTTCACTGCTTATGTTGCCCTCATCCAGCAAATAATGGAGATAATCGAGAGGTAGCGGTGAGGCGTATTCAACAGTGTGCGGATTATTACACGCTGTGACAACCTTTGCCAGCCTGGGGTCGATTTTTGAGACCAGGATTTCGAGTATCGCATTATTGATCTTTTGATGTGATCCGTTAGAGGCACCTGTGAAATCAGACGAAGCCCATCCTAGATTGCCCTCCATGTCCCAGCGAGGGAGGTTATTAGCAATGTCGTATAGGTCTGTTGGCGAGACGGTGCGCCCAAGGAGTCGAAAGCAAGGATAAGTCTTAATAATCCCCGCAAGGGCCTTCTGGTAAATCGTCGAAATATAGTAAGGAATTGCCTCACCTTTCGTGATCATTCGAACCTTAAGGGGCTCTGGAATACCAATGGCTTTGCAGCGGATATTTGGGAACTCAACCTCGCCTTCTTCGTTTTTAATACCGTCTATAAACGGGCTTGCGGCTTCAAATAAATTATTTATGAAACCTGCCCTCAATTCCGTATGGCTGACAGTGGCGTCGACTCTAAACTCGTGGTTAACTCCGTCCTGTGTCACTTTTTCGTGATAGGTGACAGAGTCAATCTCGGGTTCAGTGACAGCGTCACTCCCCAAGCCAGCCTTACGAAGACTATAGTCCATGTTCGTGGTACCAACACCAGCTATATGTATATCTTCGCCGCGTTCGTTCGGCTCAAACATCTCTTGCCAGTTGTACGGTGATCCGACTCCAAACTTGTCGTTATGAGAGTCTAGAACTGATACACCACAAAGGTGACAACAATAACTTGGATCGTTATCGATATTCTCCTTGGGGATCTTTTCTTCACAGCACATGCATTCGATGTAAAAACCAACAAAATCGCTGACGACCGATTCCGCTGGGACAAGGTGTGTTGGCAACAGCTCGTTGACGAGGTGTGCCAGAGTGCCACCAAATTTGATGGGGTTCTCGTAACAGGCCTTCATTTGCGGCACGCTTAGATTGGAGATTTTGCTAAATTCCTCAGTAGACAATTGTTCACCAAGTTTATTAGCAAGCTCATTCAAAAGCGGGCGTATGCATTCGATAGCCTCATTCACGAGATCTTGCGAACATGGAGTTGAGGTCGAGATTTGTTCCGAATGTGAAATCAGGGTTCTAAGCTGGACGCTGCCGTCGATTAAATCGCAGCTCGCCTTTGCTTTGAAGAAGGAATCCCACAAAGAAACGTTCTCCGGGATAACAGATAGGAAGCGAGATTTTGCCCACCGCCCAAAACTGGAACCCGAATATTTAAAAACCCGACCCCTAAAGGGGGGACTGAGGTCAGAAGTTACCCTCTTAAAGTCGGCCCCCCGCCGCGCCACCAAGTGTGCTTTATGGCACACACTTAGGTATTTGCACAAATCGTAAAAATACTTGTAACCATATGTAGGG